TAACAATAGCTTAGATGAACGAGCGGCTCTACCAGCATAAAGTTGTTTAGAAAAACCTAATTTTTTAGTAAATTTAACTTTCCTAGCAGCTACTCGACCTCTACGTGCTGTTATTTTAAATGCTTTAAATTTAGCTTTACGACTACGCTTTAATGCGCTAGCTTTAATAGCTTTTGCCAAGGCTCTCTTTTGTGCAGCTGATAATCTCGAGCTACCAAATTTAAATGCTATTTTTGCTAAAGCCATTATGTTGACATCTTCTTGTATTTAGTTTCTTGAGATTGTTTAATACTATCAGCAGAAGCCCCATACATTCTCTCTATTTGTCTCATTTGTCTGCGCAACCCTATAATGCTAGGTGCTGCAATAGCGGCTTGTACAGGTAATAAAGCTGCACCAACCTTTAGGCTTCTACCTACGTTTCTTGTAATATTTTCACCTAAAGTTAAATCAGAATAGCGTCTACGAAATACACCCGTAGGTGCTACTAATCCTACAGCAGCAGAACCTGCTTTACTACGAAATGAAGATGCTTTATATTTAGCTCTTGAAGAAGCAAGTCTTGCTGCATAGGTTGCCCTACGCTGTCCTGCAAATTTACCCCCTGCTCGGAAGTTAGATCTAAGTACACGACCACCTGCCTTACGTGCTAGCTTCATAGTAGCTACTTTTTTGATAGCCTTTTTACGGCCTATTGTAACTGCCTTACGCTTAGCTGCTCTAGCTGCTGCTCTTTGTGCTTTCTTAAGCGCTAACTTACGAGCGGGTGTCATAACAAAATTAAGTATTTTACCCATTTTAAATGTCCCTATATGTTGTTTTGCCTCTAGTGTCTAGCATAGTACGTCTATTTTCAAGCTTAGATAATCTACGTTGAGCACTAAGTAAGTTTTCAATTCTTTTTCTTTTATATTCTTGTTCAGCAGCTTTGCTTCGACCTACATTTTTTGGCCTATAAGGTTTAGGTGATGACAAAGAATCCATAAGAGTATTTCTTCTTTTTTTAGCTTCAACATTTGCTGCTATAGCTGTGCCGTATCCAGCTAATGCTACCCCTGTAGCAACTTTTTGAACACGACTGCGACCTGTTGAAACGCCTTGTGTTAAGGCTGCACTAGAAACCGCTCTTGTTGTTTTTCTTTGAATTCTTTTAGAAGCAGCTTTTACTGCTTTCCTTTTTAATTTTCCTGATATAACTTTCTTACCTTTACGTCTAGCAGCCGCAGCTGAAGCTTTTTGAGCTTTACGTAAAGCAAGTTTTCTGGCTGGTGTCATAACAAACCTAGCCAAACGTCTTATTGCCATAGTGTCCTTTCTAGAATCCAAATCCACGCTTAACGGATTTAGTTCCTGCTCTGATTGGGTACAGATATTCTACTGCATAGCGTAAAGCATCTGTCCAGTGTTCAACACCTTCCTTTTTATCAATCGTAGCACTATCTGGATTAGATTCTATCCACTGTGTACGCTCTAGAGACCTTATTGTATTAACACACTTGGGATGTATAAGCATATCAATATCACCATTGGCGTTCTTAAACTTTTTATTTACAGCTGCTACTGAATCTACAATCGGTGGAGCTTTTGTATGTGCTCTGGTGAGGATTTTATTTGTCTCTAGGATTTTAAAATCTGTAACACCGACAGCAGCTGAAGTTTTTCTCGCCCTCCCAGAAGGGTCAGGATAGCTTGTGATACGATGACCATCAAACCTTTCTGTAAGCGCCCTTGCTAGGGTTTCTGTGTCAGGGTGGCCTTGCATCTCATCTAAGATGTGTATTTGGCTACCTCTAATGGCAAATATGACGGAGGCCATGATACCAACGTTAAAATCGATAGCAACATGAACATCTTCTCCGTCTTCGAAAGAAGGAAGTGTTTTATCTATATGATCCTTGCGGTTAAATGTATAGAATACATTAGTGCCAGAGTCTTCGAAGCTTGCAGTATACTCTCTGGCAAACTTTAAAGGATCAAGGGTTAATTTTACTCTCTCAATCTCATCCTCATCGAGGAAGGGAGAATCATTATAAGTATATGTATAGCTCTTCCAATCATTGTCGGAATCTTGTCTGTTGTACATTTCATAAAAGTAATCATAACCTTTAGGTGTACTAATAATAAGTGCTCTACCAGAATTAGCACCGAACTTTTTAGCATTCATGGGAGACCATCGAGTACTGACACAAGGTTGGATAATAGACTCCCAAGATTCCTTGAGATTCATACCTGCACCTTTCCATGATGTAACCTCATCGGCTACTACAAAGTATTGTCCTGTACCCCGCATACGCTGGGATGCTTCATAAGACCAAAGTTTTAATTGTACGTTATTTGGAAACCAAAAAGTACCTGCAGCCTTTGATGCCTTATCAGCAAAGTCTTCCATGCCTAGTTGCCAAGCTATCAGTGGATAATAAATATCTACTGCTTGGCTGTATGTAGGCGCTATCAGTGCTACGTTCTTATTAGGCACTGATTCTTCTAAGTCCATTAATTCTTGTACTGCTACTATAGCTGCTGTTGCTGCTAGATATGATTTACCAAAACCACGACTAGCATTAACTACTGCATAACGACAAGACTTGTCAACAAATAAATCTCTAACGACTTCTGACTGTTTCTCATGTAACTGAATATCTGACATAATTATTTCTTACGCTTTTTAGGCTGTGATGAATACTGTTTACCTGCTTTAGTGTCTTTACGCTTTTTAGCTGTACTAGCTGCGTATTTCTTTTTAGACATAGAGTTAATTGCTTTAGTAGGTAGATATCTTTCACCTGTAGCATTAGGCCCAATAACAGAAGGTTTACCACTTTTAGTACGCCACTTTTGTTTAGTCCATTTAGTCATAGACTTTTGAGCTTTTGTTTTAGAGCCAGTATAACTACCGCCACTATCTTTATATATTTTAGCCGCCAGTTGCATAGCTCTGGCAGAGTGTTTACCACCCATACGAGCCTTGGCTTTTTGTTTGGCACGTTCCCAGAGTCTAGGGTTAGACCGCCCCATTACTTCTTTTTGCCGCCCTTTTTAGGTGGACGACCGCGTTTAGTTCCGTAAGTACCCATTCCTTTTGGCATAGTAATTCTCCTATTATCTAGTTGTTGCTCTACGTGCGTTAAGACCTAAACGGCGACCAATACGACTATTAGACACACGTTGACCTAAACGGCTATTACGTAAACGGTTTCCACCACGGCTACCTGATCTACGTGCTTTAGCTGAAGCTTTTTGTGCTTTTTGTAAAGCTGCTTTTTGTGCTGCACTGCCCCATGATTTAGCTGCACTTGCCCCTGCTGCTGCACCTGAAGCTGCTGATGATGCTGCCTTACGAACTTTACGCCCTGTTGGTGAATTGCTTGCTTTACGAAGACGTTTAGTTAACCTACTTGGTGATTTACTTCCACCTTGACTAAACTTACGTGTTGCACTCTCACGACCGCTCTCTTTAATAGTTCTACCTGATTTACGAACAGCACCTTCACGCCTAGTTTGGCCTATTGTTGAGCCTGACTTACGAACAGCACCTTCACGCCTAGTTTGGCCTATTGTAGATCCTGACTTACGTACAGCACCTTCACGCTTAGTTTGACCTATTGTTGAGCCTGACTTACGAGTAGCTTTTTCACGACTACTTTCATATATAGATTGTCCAGCCCTTCTAATACCACCTTCACGACCGTCTGGCCTCCGACTAGCTCTGTAAGCTGCAACCCTACCTGTTATAATGTTTTTTATTTTTGTTGAACGTCTTACCGCCATGTTATCATTTCCTTTAATTTAATGTGGTTAACCATACAAAGCCTGTGAGACAAGCCAGTAAAAATATTAATAAAAATATTCCGGCGCTCCACTCAATTATAGACTGTTTAATTTCCATTTTACGAAATTCATGGTCTTTTTTCTTTTTACGAATCTCTGCTTCAATACCTAGAAGCTCTTCCCAGTGTGATGGGCCATAAGCAACACAAATAAAGTCTTTTAACTCTTTACGCATTGCATCTCTTTTCTTTTGTGCAGCAAACACTTGCATAGCTTGTGCTTCTACACCACCACCTAAAGCTTTATACCAAGGTGGATTATCTGTTTGTTTCTGAGCAAAATCTATGTCAGCCATAGCTCCTGCCCATTGAGAGAGTTGACCTCCCATATCTTGTAAATCTTTACCTATACTGATGCCTTTTTTGATAGCGTTAAACGCAGCAGAGGCTCCAGCAATAGCAGTGATTGGATCTATCATAGTTTTCCCCTAGCTGTTATTAGTGCTATCAGGGATATATCTGTTATCTATCTTGACGATCTTTTTCCATCATATTTCTTATGGCTTTTATATTTTCATCCATACGAACTAAAGTTAGTGCTTGTGACTGTACAATAGATTCTAAAGCTTCTAATCGTACTTCTTGCCGCATTAAGTCTCTAGTATTGTTTTGTATAGCATTATCTAAAGAAGAAACATACCATACAAGAGCTATAGTTTGTGCTATAATAGCTAGTATAAATGTGAGCGGTACACTCTTAGAGAAGTGCCAAGGTTCTGATTTACTCATCGTTATTTTCCTTTTTATTATCGGTGAGTACAATAGAAATAGGTTTTCTCTCTGAGAATTCCTGTTCAATTTTGTCAGGGATTTTCTTATAGCCATAAGCCATTAAATTATTAATTAAAGTTCCTTGTGTAGCTGTCATCTGTGCATAAGCACCAGAAGTATGCTTCCCAATTCCCTCTAGATAGTTTAGTTTCTCTTGTATGTCATTGTACTTGCGAACCATCATTTCGATAGGGTCAAAACCAAGTTCCTCAAGTTTTCTAACAGAGGCCATAGAGTTAATATTTTTAGAGCCTTTAGGACGCCCCGCTCCAGGCTTCCGACCGCCCTTTGATATTGTGGGGTTAGAATTTCCAGGCATTTTATTTCTCCGATGCTTTATTTTCAAGATATTATTTAATTCAAATTTTTTTATTAACACTTTCAATAACTTAAAGTATTATTTAAATAAGTCTTTGAAAATATTAATAAAATTAATAATAAAAAAATAAAAATTAAATAGTTTTAATGTACTACACTAGGATACCAAAGTGATACTTAATAACCCCCCGAAAAGAGCTATCAAATAGCACAATTGGACATCATCGGGGGGAATAAGCAACTATCTTTCAGATGTCAGTAGATAGCAACTATAAGTATCACTT